GCTGACACCGAAATGGCTTGTTCCATTATAAGCCGCGGTGTTATGACCGCAAAGTTTGACCACGACTTTGCTCGCTCTGCCGTTTCATGGTACGACCAAGTCTGCTCGCGCATGCTCCGCGCTAAGCAGTCCAACGTCATGCCTCTGCACGCGTACCTCGATAAACTCCGTTCTGTTACTCACAGTATTGTCGAGATCTATCGCAAGTCCATCCACAATGTCCACACGCGCTGCCAACCGTACCTTGTTCAGCTCATCGGCGCCCCCGGCGTCGGCAAGTCCAGCCTCATTCACATTATTAACTCCATTATTTTCCCTATCCTCCTGAACCGTCCCTATTACCCAGAGGATGTCTTTGTGAATAATCCTGCTGTGAAGCACCACGACGCGTACTTTGACAATTACGTCGTAGTGAACGAGGAGAGTTTCTCCAGCCAAGAGCCCGGTGATCCTACCGCGGCCTTTGCCTTCCTCCTCACGCTCATTAGCGTCAACCAGCTCCCCTGCAACAATGCTGCTCTTGAGCGCAAAGGTACCAACTCGTTCATTCCAAAGTTGGTCTTCGTCACAGACAACGAGATCCAAACCCACGCCATCAAAGTGACCAACCTCGACGCGCTTCCTCGGCGCATCGGTTCGGCCATCAAGGTCGTGCCTGGCAAGAAAGGCTCGTTCAACCCTGGCGACACTAGCCAGGTTGCTCTTGACAAGTTCATGGACTATGCCTATGAAGTCCAAAACGTCATCTATGACAAGCAAGACCCCAAGTACATCAAGTACGAGTACTCGCACACCATCAACCTCATCGACCTCTGTATGCGCATTGTCGAAGGCGTACGCCGCCTCGAGAAAACGCACGAGTCGATTACTGAAGCTCGTACCATCCTCTCAGAGCTGAGCGTTGGCGTGGTCAAAAACACGCCTCCACCGCTCGCTGAAACGCCTGCCGTCTCTGCCATCCGCACTGCCCTCGCAGCTGCCCTCGAAGCCAAACCGCACCTCAAAGCACAATCCTTGACCAAGGACTACAAGAAGCGTCTCGCATCCAAGTACGGCACCATATTTGCCGATTGGGTAGAGCACCTCTCTGAAGAGATGCGCCATGTCCATGTCCCCGAGTCCATGTCACTGCCTCCTGACCACGTCTTCACTGGTTCTTTTCTTGATAAGACGCAGGGTGAGCATATCCTTGCCTCCTGCATGCACGATCATGTTGCTGCTGAGCTCATCCAGCACCCGCCCCATGGCGTGCGCCGGTATGAGGAGCTCATCCAGCATGCCCTGCCTGACCACATGGCCGAGTATCTCCGCTCGGTCCAGCGCACCAAAGCCAAGTGGCTCCACCGCCTTAAGGAAGCAGCATATATCTTCCAAACTGCCTTCCTTGCCTGTGCCATTCCCCTACTCACCGTATTGGTGTCGTTCCTTGCCGCTGTGATCCTATACGGCGTCATCCGCGCCATTGCCTTCCTCATCTTCCCTAAGCCTGATCCTGTCGAGCTTCGCGTTGTCCATGGCCCCCAGGCCTATGACGCAAAGTCTCCGCCCAGCGGCCGTCCTACGGCCGTCCGTGGTGCGTTCGAGCGTCCTGGCCTCGTCCCTACAAAGACCCAATTCGCCAGCCTCGAGTCCCACGGCGCTGTTCGCGCCGCTGCGTTAGATGATCTCCTCCGCCTCACATTCGCCAACACCGTTGACATCTCCACCCATGCCTACGTCGACGGCATCCCTATTGGCGGTTACACCACCGGCCTACTCCTCGATGGCACCACCATCATCAGCACTGCCCACAGCTTCAACTTCCTCACTTCTCCTGAGGGCGTTGAAACTGGTTCCATGACCTTCACTATTGGCAACAGCTCTGTCCAAAAAGTTGTCAGTGCACGTCATGGGATGCTCCTTCACCAGCCTGACCCCGAACGCGACCTCGTCGTCATTAAACTCGCACAACCCATAACCGGCATTCGCAAGATAACACGCCAGTTCATCAAGGAAGCCCTCCTTGCCCGATTCGACCTCGGCAATGGAGCGCTCCTGCACAACCGCTCCGGCACCTGCCTTGTCACCACCGCGAAGTTCGTTCGCCGTGGTGAAGCCGTTACAGCCATCCCTTACTCCGAAGGCTTCGTTCGTACGCTCAACGCCTATTATTACGAGGCTACGACCGAAGCTGGCCATTGCGGCTCAATGTACTTTGGCGATGATCCTCGCCACGGCACATTCTTTGTCGGCATGCACTGTGCCGGCGATGAAATCACCCAAGGCGTCTCCGTTCCTGTTACCTACGAAGACGCTGAGTGGTTCCTCACCATGCCGCGCCCGCTCAACAGCGTTCCCTATCTCGGTCCCCCGAATGACGCTGACCTTCCGTATGAGCCTATGACTCCTGCCGAGATTGGCACCCTGCGTCCACAATATGCAGGCCTCAATGTCGTCGGGCGGCCCAAAGCCCGCACGATGTTTGTGAACACAACTTCTGCAATCTCGAAGTCGCTCATACACAATGCCTTCCCTGCACTCACCCGCCCAGCGCACCTCCGTCCCTACATTGATAACGACGGTGTGTCCCAGCCCTGGTGGGCGATGTGCACTCGCCGCGCCAAGGCCAAAGTCGAAAAGTGGGAGCCTGAACAAGATGCTCTCCTTACAAAGCCGTACTGGCTCGACCTTTGGTCTCGCCGCGCCCCGCGCAACCCAATGCTCACTCTCCACCAGGCACTTAATGGTGATGCCTTCCTCCCCCCGCTTTCGCGGGACTCCAGTCTTGGTGACTGGATGGTAGAGGCAGGCAAGCCCAAGAGTGAGTACCTCCTCAGGGGCCCAGATGATCTTCTGTACCTCTCGCCAATTGCAGAGAAAGCTGTAGCTGACCTTGAAGCCAAGCTTGAACAGGACGGTTTCACTCCGTCTCTCTGCACACTGCTCCCCAAGGATGAGTGTCGACCCAATGCTTCAGTCGACCTCTTCAAAACGCGCCCAATCCAGCCCCAAAATTTCCCGCTGGTGATCCTCACGCGTAAGTACCTTGGCGCAGTTTCCTCTGAACTTGTCGCTCTAAAGGCGCATGGCCCATGCATGCTAGGGATAGATCCCGGCACGCAGTGGCGCCTCGTCGCTGACAAGTACCTGAAGCAAAAACCACGCGGATGCGACGGCGTGGGGTATGACATTCTCATCCAGCCCCCCTCCGTTCAAATCATCTGCGTGGCTCTTCAAGCCTTCCACGAGTACCACTTCGGCACAACTCCCCGAGAGGCGCGTATCCGCGCCAAAATCGTAGAGAGTACTGTCGTCATGTTCGTGGTGATCTCAGGCATCGTCTGCCTCGTGTACTGGTTTGGCTCCGGAACACCGGTGACCAGCACTTTCCAGTCCATTCGCAACATGGGCGAACATTTTGCAGCACATGCAAAGTTCGCCCCCCCCGAAGTTCCACGTACAATCTCTCAGTTCAATCATGACTTCGGCATGTGCATCTATAACGATGATGCACTCCTCTTTGAGAACCCCGCACACGTCTCATGTGAGGAAATGGAATCGTACATCGCTCATGCGTTCGGCACTCGATACGCATGGGAGAAAGCAGAGGATGAGGGCTTCGGCTCCCTCTTCCTCTCGCGTGGACAGCACCGCCTCAAAGGTTTTGTCTTCGCACCACTCAAGATGAGCAGTATCCATAACATGCTCTCTTGGGTCCGCTCAGGTGTCCCTCGCGATCAAGCGACGCGTGACAACTGTGAAACCGCCCTCCGCGAACTCGCACACTACGGCCCAGTAGTGTACGAAGAATGGCGCGCGAAGATCAATTCCGCGCTAGCCCTCGCCCGTCTCCAGCCCATCGCCACATCCTGGTCCTCCATGGCGACCCCGCTCATGAATGATCAACTTTGAGTTGAGACATGCCGACCACCTCCGGCTTAGGCGAGGGAAAAACTCCAGTGTGATCTTGATCGTACTTGACAACACGATCATGCTGCTGGTTAACACGGCCTTCGCCGTTAACGAACGTCATACCCACCCCCCCGGCAATCTAATGCAGTTGTCGTGGGTTCACTCCCGCATTGCCGCACAACTCCCAACACCACCCAGC